ATACTGATGTGTAGAGTTTACTGTAGATAATACCGGCCGATAAGGGTTTAACATCCATGTCAAAGAACCTAAGTTCATTACCTACTTGTACAGCAATGAGGTTCTTCTGTGGGTTACCACCAGCGTTCCTCCAACGATAGGAGGTGACAGTAACATCACTACTTACGGAAGGTACAACTCCAGTACTGACTACTGTATAGTCACTCTCAAAGTCCATACCTAACCGACGTTGACGAGAGCCGTCTGTATTCAGTACAAAGTTGTCTTCATCAATAGAGGCGTTGTCAGGAAAGTTGAGTGGAGTGGCCTCTGTAATGAGACCAGCCACATACTTGTTGACCTCTACTATACTAGTCTGTCTTGCCATTAGGTTCTACCTTCTGACTGAGGTAAAGGTCAATTGCACGCTGAGCAAATGCTGTGTTAGTGTAACTGCCACGCAACGTTAGGTGTACCGAACCTTTACCGACAGGCTTAATACTTTTCTGTCCATAGGTGCCATCGTTCTCAATGGCATAGCCACGGTATTCAACTTGAGTTTTCATATTAGTCCTGTCTGAAGGTTGGGTCTCTGTAGCCCTTACCACGGCCTCTGCCATAGTCTGGGTACTTAACACCACCAGCTACACGCCATGCTTTACGGGAGAGCCAGTTCTGTTGTCTACGAGATTCTTGTTCTGCTTTACTGTCAGCAGTTTGTTTGAGTTTAAACATGGCTCGGCTCTTGGCTTCTTCCAACAAAGCGGTGAACGCTTCATCAGGCAAGTCAGGAACAAAGTCATCTTCTGCCAGCCAGCCGGGAATGACATAACCCATGGCCTGCACTTTGCTGGTCTGGATGGTATCGTCAACTTCCTTGTCATAAGAGTCAAACACAATGGTCTGATCATCGAAAGAGGTTAGGTAGGTAGGGGCTGTATCATTACGAATGAGGAGTTCTACACCAGTAGGGTCAATGATGATGTCAATGTTAGCTTCATCACTGTTCCTACGGTTTGTGATACGCAAGAAGTCATCAGGGTCTTTATACTTGATGTCTCTGTAGACGCGCTTAGTCTCTGTTGCTCGTACACAGTTGTACCGCACAGAGATGAGTTCTTTCACTGGGTCACGAAGTGTAGCATGCGTTGGCAGGGCATCACTACCAGAAGCTTCAAGGTTAATGAGCTTACGAGTGTGAGGCCAGTTACGGGTGTTCATCTGAGCGTAGTAGGTAGACTTAACAATCTGTGCTACTTGCTCACTCTCAGCTGTGTCACTGATTGAGTTTACTTCATCACTATCTAAATCGTTCAAAATATCTTGAACTAATTCCAACAGGCTCATTTTCATACAGCACCTACATACTTGTCAACTACGATGGTTGCTGTAGGTGAAGTGTTCCAGCCAGCTAGACTAGGCGCCTGAGCGATGAGCCCACCACTGTTGATGCCTACAGAGTCACGGTAGAGTTGGAACTGTACAGTAGTGCCTGCTGTTACTGTAATGTTTATAGTAGCAGAGAAGGGCACAACGGTAGAGGAGTTATCAAGCATCAGAGAGTTTGAGTTCAGCGCTTGAGCACCGTTAACCAAAATCCTCTGGAACAAGATGGCTTGACCAGCTGCTGTGGTACGACCAAAACGCATGAAGGTAGTTACTTGAAAGTCACCAGCAGTGTTAAAGGTAAGTAAGCCTGCTGGGCTCAGTGTAGCATTAGCTGTAACAACACCAGCTCCAAACTCAATTTGAATGGGAGTGTTGACAGCTGTAGGATTCTGTGTGGTGGCGGCTGAAGAGGATACCAACACCCTTTGATAACCAGAGAAGCCAGGACTGCCTGTAAGCTCGTTGTAGGCCACCCTACCAAAACTGGTAGTGCCATTACCGTTAGCCTTCAGCACTGTACCAGCCACTGCTGTAGACGCTCCCTTGGCCTCATGCCTCTGGGCATCTGGGATAACTAAGTGTTCCATTATTTTCTCCAATAAAAAAGCCAGCCACCCATTGCTGAATGACTGGCCTAGGCCCTACTTAGCTCAGTTGACCAGCAGTACGAGACGCGGCCAGAAGAGCATTGATTTTAGCTACCAGAGCATTGACAGCTGTTTGGGCTGTAGCAATGTCTGTAACCACAAGGGCTGTCTGATCTGGAACAGCTGTAGCTTTCTTAACAGTACCATTAGTAGTAGTGGTAGCTGCTGGAGAGGCTGCAACTGTACCTGCCAGAGCACCAGAGAAGTACTCCGCTTCCAAATCGGCAAGCGCAGTACTAGTGGTGGCAGGCAACAGACTTTTGTAATAACGACGTTTCACATCAGCAACAGAAGGCATTTTAAGTCTCCTTATGCGCCAGCTACGTTTTTATAACGTACTACGACCAGACCACCAGTACCACCAGTTTGTGCAAGCACACCAGTGTTAGTAGCAGCCAAGAAGACAGGAGCAGTGTCAGAGGCGTTCAGGACACTCACACCACCAATGGTGTAGGCAGTCACTGTACCGACTGTAAAAGCTGTGTCAACCCGAGTTACGTATACGCCCAGCTTGGTGTGACCAAGAGGGAGAGTGAATGGAATACCAACTTGGGAGAGGTCATGAGCGAACTCATTGTTGTAACCCTCCGTCTTGATATGACCACGTACGCCACCTGTTTTACGAGGGCCGTACCAGTTGCGGACACCAATGCCCGCAGAGTTTTCAAAACCAGCCATGTTGTTTCTCCTTAAGCGATAGCAGTGGCGGAAGTAGCATAGAGACCCATGGTGTCTACACGTTGGATACCGAAACCATAACGGCTACGTACTACGTGTTCATCACGAGCCCGATCTTTGTTACGCTCACCTTCCGACTTAGGCATACGACGCCATGCAGCCATCACAGGTTTGGTCTGGTCATCCAGAACGCACATGAAGATGTTACCTACATAGCCAGTGCCAGTAGTGGTGCCATCGTTGTAGTTACCAATTGGCAGACGGTTCGAGGTAATGATTGCCCAACCATACAGCTGAGTCAGGAAGCGTTGACCACGAGCCAAACCATTCTCAAGGATGTTCTGACCGTAGGCAGTAACGTCATGAGTAATAGTAACCAGACCATTCAGAGTAGCTTCAACAACTGGGTCACAGATGAAGACACGACCTTCAGCCGGAACGTTAGCTTTATCGAAAGCCAGACGCATACGGATGAGAGCTTGCAGCTGGAACACACCGTTAACAGCGTTCGACACGATGAGGTGTGGGAAGCCGTTAATGTTGTTAGCGCCAGTGTTAGTGGTGTAGTAGTTACCTACAACAGCCAAGAACGAAGTCTCGAAGGTTTCTTGAAGAGCACGAGTAGACTCAGCAGCGCGCATAGCGAGCAGAGTGTCAATGTCAGTACCATCTTCACGAAGGTCATCAGTGATGTACCATGCGTCACCTTTGTATTCGGTGATGGTCATGGTTACTTCGCCAGTTTCGATTGGGTTGTACACCAGTGGGGTATCTTCTTCAGCTTCCTGAATAGTTACCGAGCCAATGGTCTTGATGTGCAGAGTAGTACCAGAACCGAAGTCCGATACGTTGCGGTAGAACGTTTCTGGCAGCAAGCCGTCATGCAGGTTCATCAGAATGAACTTGGAGTACTGCTCACTCTCAATGAACGCACGAGTGTTGGACGTAAGTTGCATTATCTATTCCTTATGAAGTAATGCCGTTCTCACGATGAACTTGCTCTTTAATCTGACGCATGTAATCACCTTGCTGCTTAGCTGTAGCGCCACCCAAGAGGGAGCGTGTAGGCTTTTGTAGCTCAGATTGTACAGGGTTAAATCCAGAAGAGTTCACACTAGAGACGGTGGGGGTTGGCCCTTTATGAGCCGAAGTATTGAAGAGTTCCAGAACCATCATTGGGTTCTGCGAAGCTAGTTCGCCAATCTTCTGGGCTGTAGTACCGAGCTCTTGAGCACGCTTAGCTACAACTTCAGAAGCTTTCTCGCCATATTTAGCGAGCAAGGCTTGTTGGACTTTCTCTGTATTAGCTGCTTGTACTGCTTGCTGCTCACGCTGAGTGAGACGCTGTTCAAGCAAGTCCATCACTGCTTTCTCATCAAAGCCACCGGCAGGGGCTGGTTGTGCCACCGCTTCTGGTTGATTCTGTTTGGCAGTCAATCGAGACACAACATCTTCCATTGATGCTTGTTGGGCCAACTTAGTACGCAACTCTTCAAGCTCCGCCTCCTTACGCTGGAGTTCAGTTTTTAACTGCGGGATGTATTGTTGCGCATTAACAAGGCCTTCCAACGCTTTAGGAAGACTGTCATATTTCTGTTTCCCTTCTTCGTTCTTGATCATCGCTAGCAGGTCTGCATAAGACGCATCAGACGAAAGAGGAGCTTGTTGCTGTTGTTCCTGTTGTACAGGAGGTGTATCAAAAACATTAGGCTGGTCAGCCATTAGTATTTCCTTTAT